GAACAATTAGAAGAATACTCTTCAATTGCATTACGCAAAATAGCTTGTGCGTTTGGTGTCAGATAATCAGCCTCATCGATGATGACAACTTTACGACCACCTGCCATCGACATTGATGATGCATAGTTTCTGATTTTGTAACGAATAGTGTCAACACCATTCTCATCAGAACCATTGATAATCATATAGTCACAACCAATCTGCTCACACATGGCTCTTGCAATTGTAGTTTTACCCACACCTGCACCACCAGTCAAAAGAAGATTGGGTATGCTATTCTGATTAACATATTCCTGAAATGGTTGTTTCAACCTATCAGGAAGGATACACTCTTCAACCGTCTTAGGGCGATACTTCTCCACCCATAACATATGTTCTGACATTCAAATTCTCCATAATAAAATAAGTCATATTAAGATTCAATAGCAAATCGGCGCCACTTATCTTCAATTTTCATCCACAAGCGATTGTCTTTACCAACAGTCATAACAACCTTATGAGTGGTTTCAGGATTCATAGGAGCAAAAATGAAATTTCCACTTTGTGGTTTTGGTTTCTCACCATATGCACCGTTGATTTGAAGCGTTGGTGCACCTTCTGGTGGTGCAAGATGACTAATGTCTTTGTGTTCATTAGCCATCTCTTTCACTTGTCTATAAGATGCAACACCTATAGCAAATGCACCAATGATGCCTGCACCTTTTAAAAAATTACGCCTCTGTTCCATTGCGAATTTCCTCGATGCGTTTTTCTAAGACTGAGATTGCGGTATTGAAATGTCCAGTACCTTCTGTCTCTGGTTTGAAGTAATATCTACGAAGTGTCTCAACTTCAGTTTCTAATACTGCAATGTATTCTTCACGAGTAGTATTAAACACTTGCATGATTAAGCACCTTCAAACTTTGAGCCGCTTTCAGTCGCCAACCAGTATTCCATCTTGCGATTTTTGTTCTTGAAATGTGCAAGACCTTTAGATGAAATCTGTACATCATATGCACCAGTAATAACTTTAGAGAGATTCTCTGTCTTGAAGATGATACGATAAACATCACCGTTACCAGTAGCAACTTGCAAAGAGTCACTATGTGCGGCATCATTTTGTAAGTCTAGTGTAGATATACAAACATCAGTACCATCACTCTCAATAGCGATATGAGGTGAACTCAAAACAGATGCTACACGATTAACCCATGTAAAGTCTTCTTCAGACAATGCTAATGTGATTTCTGGTGTTGGTAGAACAATGTTCTTCTCAGGTGGTGTTTTAATCATAGTAGGCTCACAATAGCGATACTTGATTTTGCTACGACCTTTATTGCTGACAATCTTAACTAACTTGTCCTCAAACTCAAACTCAGGAACTTCTTTAGACAAAGACACTACAGAAAGAAAAGTGTTCAGTTCATAGATACCAAAGTCTTGAGGAAACGAATCATCAATAGTCGCCTCAGCAAGAATTGTCTTCTGTGAAGAAACGGTTCTCAATACATTACCTTTTTTGAAGTAAAGACCCGAATTGATATTCGCATAATTCTTCAATACATCCATCGTGTTAGTGGACAATTTCATATTTAACTCCATTCAAAAATAACATTATAACAAACTATCTAAAAAATTGCAACATGCTTTTGACTTCATTGCCTAAGTCTTGCATGGTGCCATTGTTGTCAATCACATAATTGAATTCAGAACCAATCCAGTCCCATTCCGATTTGTGAATACCTTTATCTGCCATACCCATGATTGCAGATGAGAAACCTTGATTGGCATCTTCTGCAAGATAATACCAAACAGGCTCTGGTCCTCTTTTTACTCGAACAACAACTCCATTATTGTCTTGAATGTATTTGATTTCGTTTTGAAACCTAACATCAGTCACTACAACATCTTTGTTTTTTGCACGATTAAGAAGAGATATTACCCACAGGTCTTGGTGAAATACATTTCTACCAGCCTCAGTTCCCATCAGTTGCAATGCTAGTCTTGGTGTGAATTCATATCCGAATTTTTCACTCCAATATGAATCAGGTTTCTCACGCCAAGAACGGGAGACCTCGGTGTCACCTTCCAGCAACTCCCGAGGCCAACCGAACATGACGGCGACAGCATCCTTTAAAGGTTTTGCAAAAGAATCTTTTATAAAACCTTGTTCAACTAATAAGTCACCGACTGTACCTTTACCTGAACCTATGAAACCAACTAATCCAATAATCATAGTTTGCCGGTAAGTTCAGCTACTTTAGGCATGTCACCAGTGAAGGCATATGTTCCAATGTGCTGAGTTTTCATCCATGGACATAACCAAATCTCACCACCCATCTTACGCCACATTTGACAGAACATATAATCTTCTGAAAGATATCTGTCTGTACCACCACCAGTGATTGACTCTTTCGAATCGATTACTGTATCGAAGTAGGCGTGAATGTATCTTGAACCATCAAAGTTTGATTGTCCAACATGGTCTGGTTTGTATCTGATGTTTGGATATTCGACAGCCATCTTATCGAATACATGGCGCTTGACTAGCATGTAGCCAGTACCAATTTCCATCACTTCAAGTGGCTCTGTTACTTGGAACTGTGAAGTACCTTTCACGACATTGAAAACATATTCGCCAACAAGTTTCTCTAGTTCACGAGGATTCATGTTAGGATGTTTACGAGCCGCCTCTGCAACATTACCCCAATTGATAGATTTCTTAGGGTATGGTCCACCAATAACATCTTTATCTAATGCTAACAGTGCAACTACATCTTCTGGATTGTAGTGTACATCAGAATCGATAAAAAGTAAGTGTGTGTAACCTGAGCGAAGAAATTCATCTACCAAATAATTTCTTGCACTAGTGATTAGTGATTCATTGAATAGAAAAGAAAACTTAGTTTCGATTCCATATTTACCTAATGTAGATTGTAAGTCTAAACATGATTTAACATACATCCCATGAGCCATACCTCCATACATTGGTGTTGCAATAAACACTTTATGATTTTTCAAATCTTCAACTTTAACTTGTATTTCCATGATATTCCTATGATAAAAAGAGGTGTCACTTTTATGTATGTGACACCTCTTTTATTTTCAGGCTTTTTTAGGCAAAAGCACTAGAACCCATAACTGCATACGCAGTTGCAATCATATCACGAGTTGGCTTACCCAAACGGTATGTGGTACCGTTTTTGGTTTTGTTAGTATAGATGCTGTAACCTTCTGCACGGAGTTCTTGAACACGAGCAGGCAATCTAGCAACACCAAAGCGTTTTTGCGCCTCGGTTTCAGTCAGGGATTTGCCTGTGCTGAAAAACTCTACCAATTTTTCGTTTTGTGATTTAGTCATAATTAACCTCATTAATGTAAGCCGCAATTTTCAAAGTATAACCTGAGAGGCGACATATCTCTCAAGATTCTAATATTATAATAGAAAAAGACCCTCTTGTCAAGGGTCTTTTCGGTTAAGGTGTATTGTTTACCTTAGAATGGTACTTCATCATCTTTGTATGAAGGTGCAGTTGCAGTCACTTCAGGTACGGTGTTAGCCATACTCACGCTTGCATCTACTTTGGTATACAAGTCAAGGAAGGATGCTTTCGTATCTTCATCGAAACGATTCAGGCAATACTGAATTGCTTTGAGGCGGTCACCAAAGATGCCATATGCTTTCGCAATATGCACAAGACGGCGAGTGGAAATCACTTCATCACAACCACCATCTTCAAAAGTTTTGCGAATTGCATCAGCCCATGTAACAAGGTTATCAGCAAATGCATCATCGGCACGACCTTCACTCGACAATTCTTTCTTAACGATTTTCTTTTCTACAGTGTTAGGAGCCCAACCTTGTTCGAAGGTAATTGGGAATCGTTCAAGGAAGGCTTCATTCAGAACATTGGTATACATGAAACGACCATCATCTGAACCTTTACCTTTTGTATTTGCAGTAGCAATGATAGTGAAACCTGCGGCAGGCACAATCACTTCATTTTTCTTCTTCAAAAGGAAAGGCTTACCTTCAAGGACACGCTGAAGGCATGAAAGGTTCTGAGCACCGTAGTCAATTTCATCGATACACAAAACGGCACCTTGGCGAGCCGCAACAGTAACGGGACCATCACGCCATACCATTTCACCATTGATTAGAATGTAGTTACCAAGCAAATCACTTTCATCGGTTTCAGGCGTCATTGAAATACAAACGAATTTGCGTTTCAGTTTAGCACACACTTGTTCAACGGACATGGTCTTACCGTTACCAGATTGACCGGTGATAAACACTGGATAGAATTTACTCGAACCGATGATACGATTCAAATCTTCATAATTACCAAAAGGCACATAGTTGGGATACTGAGCAGGAACCAGATTCATCTGTTCCATGTCAGTCACAAGGTTTGTAATTTTTTGCATTGTAGTAGGTGCAGGCGATTGTACAGGCATCTTCAAAACCTGTGCAGACAGATTCACTTGTGCAGTGGATACTGGAGCCGCAATCGAATTAGGAACTTTATACAAACCACGACCAACACGATTTGCTTCATCTTTGGTAAACCAATAAGGATGAGCAATACCGATTTTTGCACAGATGCCGTTTATATCCTGAAGACTAACAGTCTTCAAACCAGTTGCAGAAACAGCATCCAAAAACTTAGCA